GTAGCACTTATTATTGTTATTACATCAAGTTGGCAACTTTGACCAATCTGTAGTACTTGTTGGCAGTTCCACCAGAACCGAAACCAATAGCACCTGCACCACCAGTTGTTGCGAATGGGTTTGCTACCATGCCGTAACGAGTCTTGAATCCAATCTTAGGTTGGAAAGTGTTCTCACCAATGGCACGAACCATCTGCAGTGGTACGTATGGGCAATAGAACAGACCTGCATCAAATGCGTTCTGACCTTTGTAACCCAAAGTGTAGTACTGGTTAGTTGGATCCGCAAAGTATGGATCGATGTATACTTTGATACGACCGTTCAATACACCAGCGAATGTGTTACCAGTGTCATCCACTTGCAAGTTGTTGTTAAGAGCAGGAGTATAATCAAGAACACCTGTCATCTGAAGTGCAGAAGCAACGTCAGAAGAAGTGATCATGATGTTACCCTTTCCTCTACGAGTGTCTAATGCAATTGCGTTAGCATCTCTCTCGATTTGGAACATGAGACCCTTGAACTTCTCTGCCATCCAACGACCGTTTGAGTCGGTGTCAAGATCGAAAGTACCAGTAGTGGTAACGTTCTTCTGAGCACCTGCAGTCGCAGAATAGTTGATTGTACGAACAACTTCACGGTTGATCTCTGCAAGAATTTCTGAAGAAAGAATGTTAGAAAGTTCTTGCTCTGCATCCAAACCATGGATTGCCTTGAGGTCTTGTGCAAGTTCCATAGTGTATTCTGCCTTGAGTGCACGAGTAACTGCTGTTACTGATACTTTCTCAATTGAGAATGCCATTTCTTGGAATTGGTGACCATCGTTAACACCCAAGTTTTCTGCCGCTGCAGTTGACATACCTGTTGATACAGTGTATCCAGAACCTGAAGCACGATCATTAGGATCAGTACCTGTTTGCTCATCACCTGCAGAACCATCGAGTACCAACTGAGAAGCAGTGTTACCTGCACCTTGAGATGAGTGTGAAGTGTCTGCTTCGTTGAAGAGTGCTTCTGTACCTGACTGACTGTCATAACGTGAACGCATTGCAAAAATCAGACCTGTTGGACCTGACATAGGTTGAACACCTGCAATGTCATATGCAATCAAGTTAGGCATTGAACGACGAACAAGTGAGATCAGAACAGGATCGAAACCTGCTACAGGACCACTTGCAGTAGCACTACCAGAGAAACCACCTGTGCCAGTTGCAACAGTTGGAGTTTCACCCAATAGTGTAGGTGCACCATAACCACCCATTTGGTCTGCTTGTTCGCGTGCCGCGTGTTCTTGGTTTTCCAAGAGTTGGGCAATTACTGATCTTTTATGCGAGTCTTCGATCTTTGGAAGATCTGCATGTTCGATCACTGGTTGCCACTTTTGCTGAAGAGTGTCAGTTGACATGTTTTTCTCCTTCGGTTATTTACCTTTAGTTATATTTATATAAAATTACTTCTTGATACTTCTAGAGATAGCATCCATGTACTGTCTCATTCCCGGATCAATAGCAACCGTATCAGACTCGCCGTCTTCGATTTCTACGGGTTCGTCATCAACTGCATTGTCTACGTTAGAGACTTCTTCCTCAATTGAGAAATAAGACTCCTTGATAGTCTCAAGTTTTTCTTTGTAGTCTTCCGCAGTTGAGAATTCTACTCCTTCAGAGAGAGACTTCATCTTCTCTGCTTGAGATTCTGTAAGACCTTCAATCACGTCATCAAAAACAGATGATGCAGTAGCTTCTTCAAGTTGCTTTGACAACTGAATATTCTTTTCCATCTGCTCATTTACTTGGGTCTCAAGTTCTACTACCTTAGTTGCCAATTCGTCAACCAAGTCTACTTTTTCTTCTGGGATATCAATATAGTTTTCTGTAAACAGATTTCGCAGACCAACCATGAAGTTCTCAACAATCTCAGCACGAATGCCTTGTTCAACTGCGAGTTCATTTTCCTTCATCCATTCTTCTGCGACATACTCAAGATAGTCGTCGAGTTTCTGTGACATTGACTCTACGATGTCTTCTTTTTCTGATTCAAGTTCTGCTTCCATATCAACTGTGACGTTCTCAAGGATTTCGTTGACCTTAGAAACGACAGCAGCTTCAAATACTGTAGTTGCTTTAGAAACAAATTCTTCTGAAAGATCTTGTCCACCAAAAATAGCACTGATGTCTTCTGTCACGTTCAGATCTTCTGCAGTAATTTGCTGAATTTCTTTGATTGATGTGACCAAATCAGTTTCATCAACTTCAACGTCTTCGCCATACATTGCCATGACTTTACCATAACTTGCTTTGATGTCTGCCTTTGACTTGCCTTTCATTGCATCAACCATAGCATTGATCATACCGACTTTAGTTCCCGGTACCTTAATGTTAGATGAACCTTGGGCAACACCTTTCTTAGGATCTACCTTTTTGCCGTCACCACCCGGTGCTTTAGCATTCTTTGCTTCAGGATCAGGGATTTCCGATGGATCACCCATTGATGCCTTCTTTGCTTCGTCGAGTTCAAGATCTTCTTGAGTCTCAATTTCAGCGTCTTGGACTTCTTGTTCAAAGTCCTGTGTCTGAACTTCTGACATTGGATCACTCCTCTGTGTGTTATTTTATTGTTAATATTTATAAAAAATTAAAGTTTATTAAGAAAATCTCTAAAAACTCTTAACTGTGCTTCTTCCAAATCTTTTTTGCTTGTCTTCTGAATTTCTTCTTTGTACTCAGCAATCTGTGCTTCACGAATAACACCGTTTTCCCAAACCCACTCTCTACCTTCCATCACACCGTTAACAAATGCATCTGGAGCAGATGGATCTGCAACAATGTCGGCGGCAGTAGCAAGATAGAAATCTGATTGTACAACACCAGTTCCATCTCTTGATGGTTTAACTGTTCCCATCCCACGAGATGATACACCTAGTCGTCCCCCGTCTTTCATCAAAGACTCGACGATTTTGCCATATGGTGTCTCAGTCATGATCTTTGCCTTACCGACAAAGTTAGAACCATCTCTTTCCAACTTAGTGATCATGTGTGATACACGTTCCAAGTTAATAGTTGGACCGGATGGATGTCCCAGTTCACCG